AAAACACTGTACTATTTACGTACTGACAGTGTTATCAATGGCGATTTGGGAAGTAGAACATCTACAGATTGTCTCTCCTGTGACGGATGATGGAATGAGTAAATGTCACTATTTATTGTAAATGGTGATATATGGTAGTATACAAGATTACATGTACCGAAGATAATAGAATGTACATAGGTGCTTCCAAGAATCCTAAAAACAGGATGAGGGAGCACTTTTTACATCTTAGTAGAGGTAACCACCACAACCAGTTTCTTCAAAGAGCATATAACAAGTACGGAAAAGATAGTTTCTCACATGAGATCATAGAGCGTTGTAATACAGAAGAGCAGATGTGGAAAAGAGAAACAGAGATCATTGAAGAGTTAAGTAATTTATACAATGCAATGCCAGGAGGTGTTAGAGGACCAAGTATGTTTGGTGCAGACAATCCTAAGTACGGTAAAACTATTTCAGAAAATCAAAGAAGGTTACAATCAGAAGCAATGTCTGGAGAGAATCATCCATTCTACGGTATTAAGAGACCTGATCATAGTAAGCGTATGAAAGAGAATAATCCAATGCACACCCACGGTATTGACTTCTCAGGTAGTAAAAATCCTAATGCTAAACATTTTGATAAAATTGAAAAAATTACTATCTTAAGAGAAGAAGGTCTGACATGGCCTCAAGTGGCAAAGAAGTTAAACGCTAAAAGTGACGAGTACCTAAGAAGGTTCTATAAGAAGTTTAAAGGGTAACCTATTTATAGTATATGAGCAAAAGAGTACGTTTAAAAGTATCGGGTAGTTTAGGAGGAGACCTTACAACAGTGTCTATCTACAAAAATTCTATTACTGCATCTAATTTATTAACTGCTAGTATTACTGCTAGTGAGTTAAACACTGGTATACTCTTCGACGTACCAGATAACGTATTTACTTTTGTAGCTAGAGCAGATAGTGGAAAATGTCTTGCTATTTCCGGAAGTGCTACAGTACAAGGAGTTGGTAACACAAGATTCTTTACAGTCGTTTCGGATGGACAAGGTACAGTACAAATAAATGCACCTGATGTAGAAAGTCCAGTTACAAGTTCACTAGAACAACCTGTTAACTTCAACGTACATTCGTTCTTTACTATAGAGGCAGTTGCAACCTATCCTATTTCTTTTGATGGATGGTACAGTGTTGCTTCAGGGTCAGTATCATCACCAACGGTACTTTCAACTTCTAGTATTCTTACTATAGAGCAAAACACATTTACCGGTTCAGATGATTTTTATGCCTATTTTAGTTGATTAATTGAATATTTTTTTCTATATTGATATAAAATAATATATGTCAAAAACATCTCCTAAACAAAGGTACACTCAACTTAAAGAGTGGTTAGCTACTAGAAAAACTGGTGGTAATACAACAACTAAAGAACGTAAATTTTCTAAAGCAGATCATTACAAAAAAGCAAACAATCGTTATGGCAACAAAAAAAGTAATTAAGTTTTATGCTACATGGTGCGGTCCATGTAAAGTATACGGGAAAACTTGGGATAAAGTTATGCCTGGATATGCCGATCAAATTGATATCGGTAATGTTGATATAGATAAAGATACTGAAGGATTAGCTGCAAAGTATAAAATTGAATCAGTACCAACTACCGTCCTTGTAAAAGAAGATGGATCAACAATAAATAAAGTAGGTAGATTATCGAAAGATGAATTAACCGAATTAGTTTTAAGTTAGCGTTTGCCTATACGCTTTACAATACCTGGCAAAATTTAAATATTTAATAAAATGGCAAAAAATGTTGTTATTAGTCTTTCAGGAGGGATGGACTCCTCAACTTTACTACTCAGATGTTTATCAGAGTATGACAATGTAACTGCAATATCTTTTGATTACGGTCAAAAGCATAGAGTAGAACTAGAAAGAGCTCAATCATTAGTAGATTACTTAAATGAAGAAATTTACAGAAAAAAAGTGGGTGATCCAATCAAGTATCAAGTTATTAAACTTGACGGACTCGTTAACTTACTAAACTCAGCATTAGTAACAGGAGGAGATGATGTACCGGAAGGTCATTATGAAGAAGATAACATGAAAGCTACAGTAGTACCTAATAGAAACAAAATATTTGCTTCTTTAGTACAAGCAGTTGCTTTATCACAAGCAATGGTTAATGGAAACGATACAGATATCGCATTAGGTATTCATGCTGGTGATCATGCAATCTATCCTGACTGTAGACAAGAGTTTAGAGATGCAGACGATAATGCCTTTAGATTAGGTAATTGGGAAGCAGATAAAGTAGGATATTTTACTCCTTACTTAGAGACAGATAAATTAGGAATTTTAAAAGATGGACAGAAATTGGTTAAGGAGCTCGGAATTGGTTTTAATGATGTATACAAACGCACTAATACATCTTACAAGCCCTATCCTAGCGGTAATAGCGATTATAAATCCGCATCATCTGTTGAACGCATCGAAGCATTTATCAACTTGGGTGTGGACGATCCTGTACAGTATGAGGATGAAAGTGGAGAAGTTGAATATAATATTGCAAAAGCATATGTAACTGAGTTGTTAGATGAGTATTCATCAGTTGCTGTATTAGGAGACGCATAATGGAGAAATTTTTATTATTATTATTAGTATCATCTCTTGCTTTCGGGCAAGAGGAGGTACCTTACGATGCACTAGGTGTATGGTATAATACAGAAGGTGAAGTACTTATTATTAATAGAAAGGCTGATAGAGTTATATTTACTAGAAAAGATACAACTAGAATTTTTGCAACAGGTGAGATAACTATGAATAATGGTTATATGCATATTAATAGATATGACACTAAAGATAGTTATAGATTAGGCTTCTTTATAGGAAACGAAACAATGGTTATTAATAAACCCAACTCAATTAGAGGGTGGTTATGGACTAAAACACAATGAGCTATACCACACAAAAATATGGGAAGAAATACCCAGACGCAAAAAAACACCAAAGAATTAGTTTTATTAAATCAGGTGTAAGAATATTGGGTTATGCCTTTTTACCATTTAATTTGGCTATTGCAGCCCTTATTCTTATCTTATCAGAAATAGTAGGTATTTACGAAGAATTAGTATGAGTTACAATTTTATAATTTATATTTAATGTATGCGTAGAAAAAAAAAAGGTTGCGAAATGGATTCTCCTATGTATAGGCAAATTCTAAAAGAAGTAGCTAAAGGCTACAGTTTCGAACAGTGTTATAAAACAAATAAAATAATTAAAGTTAAACAATGAAAAAAATACTATACTTTAGCGCGGGTTGGTGTGGACCTTGTAAAACATTAGGACCTATCATGGAATCACTATCCGGTCAAATTAATTATGAAAAAGTTGATGTTGATTCAAATCAAGATTTATCAATTAAATATGGGGTTAGAAATATTCCTACTTTAATTTTAATAAATGAAAATGGAGAAACTATTAATAAATTAGTAGGGTTACAACCTAAAGAACAAATTTTAAATTTTTATAATGGGTAAAACAGCAATAGATATAGTTTTAGAAGTAGTAAGTAGTGGAAGTATTACTCGTGAAGATGCAAAAATTTTACTAGAGGCAATTAATAAACCCCCACAAACCATTACCGTAACAGCACCTTATAGAGAAACAATAACTGCTAACCCAGACTGGACATATGATCCTTATAGACCTGGTCAACCTTGGTATACAACTACAGGCACTGACAACACAACACCCGTAACAAATAAAATTACAACAAATGGGTAAATTTCAATCAACAAAAGTATTTGACGGATTCTCTACCTGTTTTCGTCAATGGAAAGCAGACACAACTCACTGTAAATATTTACATGGTTATGGTGTTTCATTTAAAATTTGGTTTGAAGGAGATTTAGATGAAAGAAATTGGGTTTGGGACTTTGGTGGTATGAAACGTGCTAAAGGAAAAATTGATGGTATGAGTCCTAAAGAATGGTTTGATTTTATGTTTGATCATACTTTAATTGTAGCCGATAATGACCCCTATGCTAAAGCATTTGCTCAAATGCATGATGCTGGAGTAGCTCAAGTGAGATTCATACCAGCAGTTGGAGCTGAAAAATTTGCTGAATACATTTACAATAAAGTAAATGAATTTATTTTTCCTGAAACAGAAGGAAGAGTACAAGTAATAAAAGTAGAATTTAGAGAGCACGAGAAGAATACAGCAATTTATACCCCCTAATTATATTCATGTCATATAGTGACTGTAAAACCACTTAAAAAAAATAACAAATGAAACAACTCAATCGTATTGAGGACTACAATAAAGTCCTCCCAATTGTAGAAATTTATACGGCCGTCCAAAGTGAAGGCTCACGAGCAGGATACCCTACAGTAGTAATTCGAACAACAGGTTGCACCCACAGATGCTATTTCGGAGAAGGTGGTTGGTGTGATAGCTGGTATACAAGTATTCATCCAGAAAAAGGACATTTTAACTTTAATGATATTATTAAAGCATATGAGAAAAACCCTCATATAAAAGAAATGATGCTAACAGGTGGTTCACCTTCAATGCATGGTAAACTAGTAAACGAACTAACACACTTTGCAAATGAAAATAATATTTTTATTACAATGGAAAATGAAGGAAGCCATTTTCTACCTACAGATTATCCTATCAATTTGCTTTCTATCAGTCCCAAATTCTCTAATTCGGTACCTGTACTTGGAGTGGCAACACCACAAGGTAAGATTACAGATGAGAAAATGATAAAACAACATAATAAACTTAGATTAAATGTGGACGCAATGAGAAAGTCTATTGCGTATCATAAAGATTACCATATTAAACCAGTATGGGATGGTAAAGATCAAGATTCATTAAACGAAATATTAAATTTTATCAGTGGTATGGAAATTCCAAAAGACAAAGTATGGTTTATGCCCGCTGGAGATACTAGAGAATCTTTATTTAAATCATATCCATTAGTATTTGATTGGGTAAGAGATAATGGTTATCGTATGACCTGGAGACCACATATTATTGCATTTGAAGATCAAAGAGAAGTATAATGAAAAAGAAATTTAAACATTTAGTAATTGTAGGTCATCCTGATAAAAAATCATTTTGTTATAATGGTATATTTAAAACTATTATAAGGCAATTAAAAAAGAGTAATGAGATATTTAAAGTAATTGATGTATATGAGGATAAACTACACAGAAACCGGGATGAGTTAATTAAGGAGTATAAGAAATTGATTACTTGGTCAACACACATATATTTTGTATCACCCGTTTGGTGGTTTAGAATGACACCTAAAATGGAAACGTTCTTTGATGAGGTACTCACACCCGGGTTTGCATATAATTTTGTACCTATTGTAGGTAAGTACGCTTTCCCAAAACCCTTACTTAGTGCTAAGAAAGTTAGAACATACATTACACATGGAGCACCAATGTTACCTGTTGTTACTCTATACCTAAACTCAGTTAAGTTAAGATTGGTAATGGGAGTATATACATTTGTATTCGGTTGGAATTTAAACAGATGGAGAAAGACCAAACAATTCTGGTCTGTACCATTTGTAGATAAAAATAAAAGAGCAAAATATTTAGCCGTAGTAAAGAAAGATATTAGAAAAGATTTAGGATTATAAACGTGAAAAAATCAGAAGCACTAGAGGTATTAGAAAAAATAGCAGAAAATATAAATACTTGCTGTGCTATAACAATGGAACCGGATGAAGTATTAGTATTAGTAGATATTTTAGAAAAATACATTAAAGATTTTGAAGTTAAATAAAAGATTATTATATTAAGTTATATTATGAATAAACAAAGAAAAAAAATACACAACGAATTAGAAGTAGTGCAAAAGGGTTTTGCAAACGGGGTAGCTGAAGGTTTTCCTTTAGACCAAAATCAAAAGGAATTAATGATATCTGAGGCAACTGAAGCCTATGGTAAATTCCTAACAGCATTAAAATGTGACTGGAAAAATGACCCTAATTCCGCTGATACACCAAGACGTGTAGCTAAAGCTTATGTGAATGATTTATGGGCTGGTCGTTACACCGCGATGAGTGAAATCACTTCATTCCCATCAGATGGGTATGATGGCGTTATTATTGAACGTAATATACCGCTAATCTCAATGTGTTCTCACCATCACCAAACAATACAAGGAGTAGTCCATATTGGATACGTTGCGGGTGAAAATGGACAAGTAATTGGTTTATCTAAATTAAATAGAATTGTAGAATTATTTGGTAGAAGAGGAGCAATCCAAGAACAATTAACATCAGCAATCCATAACGCCGTAGAAAAAATCACAGAAGGAAATAAAGGTGTTATAGTAACAATAGTTGCAAGTCATAATTGTGTTTCTTGTAGAGGTGTTAACCACCAAGGGGCTTCAATGGTTACAACAAAAGCAAGTGGTGTGTTTCGTGAAAATGGTAATTTAGCACGTCAAGAATTTTTTGATTCAATTAAAATTAATAATGGAACACACTCAATATAATGGTAACACTCGAAAATAAAATAATATTAAATTGGGATGATGTAAAAATTCTAGTAGATAAACTCTGTGAGAAAATTATACTAGATCTTCCTAATATAGATTCAGTATATGGTATCCCTAGAGGTGGTTTAATACCCGCTACTATGGTATCTCATAAATTAAACTTACCTTATTCAAATGTAATGTTACCTAACACATTAGTAATAGATGATATTTGTGATTCTGGAGTAACAGTTAGAGATAGTATAGGGGTAAACACAGCCACTCTTTATTATAAACCTAACGACATAGCAATTCCAACTATATTTGCAGAAAAGATTATTACAAGTAAGTGGGTTATTTTTCCATGGGAACAACCTGAAGCACCTATGATTCAAGATTATTTAAAATGAGATTAGGAGATAACGTTGAAAAGCTGATATCTTTTATTACATTGGGGTATGGAAAAAAAATCGCATCCTATATTGCTAAACTAAGAGGTAAAGAGGATTGTGGTTGTGAAAGAAGAAAAAATAAATTAAATAAATTATAATATGGAATATTGGCAAGTTAAATCCCTTTCTCAATTTGAAAATGAAAAAGGAAGAATTCAAAAAACAACTGAAATGTATTTAGTTGATGCTATATCAGCAACGGATGCTGAAGCTAAGTTATACAAACACAATGAGGGTTTATCTAATTTTAGAGTAATAGAAGTTAAAAAAACAAAAATCTTAGAGGTATTATAATGAGCAGACAATTATCACTATTTAACGACCCACTAACAGGACTTAGTGTAGATGTACCTTTTGTTAATGAAGTAGAGGATTTTAACAAAACATTTAACAAACCTAATAACTATGAACCGACTATCCCAGAAGAAAAAGAGTGGAGATTTGTTTATGACTTTATACTCGAAGAACTCGAGGAATATAGAGAGGCTTGCGAACGGGGCGATATTGTGGAAGTTTTGGACGCTTTGTGCGACATTACTTATGTTTCCCTTGGGAATGGTACTATGTTACATGGCCTTAAGGATAAGGTATGGCCTGCATATCAAGAAGTGCAAGCAAGTAATATGTCAAAAGCTTGTGAAACTGAAGAAATTGCCATACAGACCGTCAGCAAAAGAGCTGAGGAACAAGGTGAGGCCTGTCATTTTGAGAAAATTGAGGAGGGACGATATATTGTTTATCGCACCAGAGACAGAAAAGTAATGAAGAGTGTAAATTATTTTAGACCAGATTTATATCAATTTTTCACAGGTGATGAAATAGCTAATACAAGACCACCTCAACACGTTGGAATTTAATGTATAAAAAATGTTATCAAGGAGATAGAATTCGACACAACTCCTATGAAATGCATCTTTGGGAATCAGATGGACAATATCAAAAAATTGAATATTTAAATGAGACATACCAAATATGTGATGAAGATAACCGTGAATATACAGGATTAGGGGGAGAACCCCTTAAAAAGATCCAAAAATGGTCTTATTCTAGAAATGAAAATTATTTTCATAATAACACCCCTGATTTATATTTTAATGACATGGGTGTTGTTCAAAAGTTCCTAGTTGAACGTTACGGTATAAATGATAAACCCTCCACGGGACATAAAGAACTATTTTTTGATATTGAGTGTGAAATAGGGGGGGCATTAACCCCTGAATATATTGAAAGAGCCCCAATGACTATAACATCAATTGCTTGGTGGGATAAATCAAAAGATTATTGGGCTATTCTTATTTTAGATAAAAAAGGACAATTAAACCACACCAAAACAGGTAAAACTAAAAACAAAGAAATAATTCCAGTTAAAACAGAACAAGAATTATTATTTAAATTTATTGAAGCCTTTAGAGAAATTGATCCCGATATTTTAATAGGGTACAATAGTGATTATTTTGATATCCCCTATTTATATTACAGAATATGTAATGTTTTAGGTAAAGATACTGCTGATTATTTATCTCCACTTTATGGTAAAATAAAAGAACCAATAAAGACTAGAAAATATTCTAAGTATTTTTATGGAAAGGACCAAAGCGTTAAAATCGCGGGTGTTGAATCCCTAGATTATATGAGATTACATAAAAAATATAGTTGGAAAGATGAGCCTAGTTGGAAGTTGGATTCTATTGGAGAAAAATATGCGGGAATGAATAAAATCGAGTATGATGGTAATTTAGACCAACTATTTAAAACAGATGTTCATAAATTTATAGAATATAACTTTAGAGATGTAGAAATTTTAAAATTATTAGATGAAAAACTTCAATATATAGCTTTAACTAAAAATATATCACATAAGGGTAAACATAACTACGAAGAAGTATATTATAATAGTATTACCCAAGATGGGGCAATTTCAGCTTACCTTTTATCTCAAAATATAGTCCCCCCCAACAGAGAAAAAAACCCTCGAAAAAAAGAAGGCTATGCAGGGGGGTATTTATTTTGCCCTAAAGCAGGTTTGTATAAGTACATGTTTGATGAAGATTTAACTTCACTGTATCCATCCATTATTATGTCTTTAAATATAGGTAAAGAAACATTCATGGGTCGTATTATAGATGCTGATGACCGTAATAATAGATTAGGACTTAATGATTTAGAATTTAAAGACCCAAATGAAGAGATACTATTTGAAAGTGCTTCCGGTAGGCAATCCAGGAAAAAAATAGGAGATTTAGTTGAGGCTGTTAAAATAAAAAACCTATCAATATCTGCTAATGGTGCAATATTTAATACAGATCGTGAATCAACTTTATCTACAGTATTAAATAAGTGGTTTCAAGAAAGAGTTGAATATAAAACTAAAATGAAAGCCGCTTATACTGAAGGAAATAAAGAAAAAGGTGAATATTATCATCTAATGCAATATACAATGAAAATTTTATTAAATAGTTTGTATGGTGCAACTGCTTTACCTAGCTTTAGATATGGAATGAATTATTCAATACTAAGTGAAGCTATTACATTATCGGGTCACAGAATTATCCAAGAATCTGCTTTAGCCGCTAACCGTCACATGAATCGTGTATTAAGAAACGAAATAAAATTAGAGATATAATGGAAATAGAACATAGACCATGGGGTACATACGAAGTGTTATTAGATTCTCCCGAATGTAAAGTAAAACGTATCATAGTAAACCCGAGACAACGCTTATCTTATCAATACCATCACCATCGATTAGAAAGATGGATTGTTACAAAAGGTACTTTAACTGTTATTCTAGATGGAGAAAAAATAGTAAAAGAACAAGGATTACATATCCATATCCCACAGGGTGCAGCTCATAGAGCTTGGAATGATACTGATAAACCTGTACATTTTATAGAGGTCCAACTGGGGGAATCATTTGATGAAGACGATATAATAAGAATTGAAGACGATTACAAACGAATATAATATGGCACTTAAACCACAATCAATTAGAAAAGGAGTTATAATACTTTTAGATGGTATAGAAGTAAATAAACAACCTATTTTAGAGTTAAGTAAAACTTGGTCTGAACCCCAAGAAAACTTTTTTAAAAAAATGTTAAAACAAGGAGGGGAATTTAAAATAAAAGGTCGTAAATTTAATATTACTCCCGCTAACAAAGTATTAACCTCTAAAGGAGAAAAAGACTCAGGAATAATCACAATACCAGGACTAGATGTTAGATTCTAAACCAGAAATAGGAGTAATCGCAGGAAACTTTGATGTAATACATCCCGGTTATATTGAACTTTTCAAAGAGATAAATAATTCGTGTCAAAAACAATATATTTTATTACACGATGACCCTACGATAGAAAGACCATATAAGTTAAAACCCATACTTTCGGTAGAAGAACGTAAAGAAATGTTAAAATATTTTTTTACCCAACCAACTTTTTTGAGTTATAATACTGAATCGGAATTATTAGTTTTATTACGATCATCCAACCCTAATATTAGGTTTTTAGGTGATGATTACATTGGCAAAGACTACACAGGTAAAGATTTAGAAATACCTGTTAAATGGGTAGATAGATCACATGGGTGGTCTACTACTAAGTTTAAAAAATCAATAACAGATTCAATATGCAAATAGAGATATCAATAGGGGAATTTTTAGATAAAATTAGTATTTTAGAATTAAAATTGTTAAAAATTACTGATGAATCCAAATTAATTAATATTAAAAGGGAGTTTTATTACTCAAATCCCTTTTGTACTGAAATATTAGAAACATATGGAGATGAATTAAAATCTTTATACCTTAAACTATCAAGAATAAATGGGGAGTTATGGGTTATAGAAGATAAACTCCGTGAATTAGAAGCAGAAAAAAGATTTGATGAGGAGTTTATTGAATTAGCTCGCTCAGTATATTTTACAAATGATAGACGTTCTGAGGTTAAAAAAGATATTAACTTACTAACAGGTAGTGAAATAATTGAAGAAAAGTCATATAAAAATTGTAAATAATGGTTTATATTTTTGATGTTGATGGGACTTTAACTCCATCTCGGGGACTAATTGATCCGGTTTTTAAAACATTTTTCCAATCATTTATTAAAGAGAATAAAGTTTGGTTAATATCGGGGAGTGATAAAGATAAAACAATTGAACAAGTTGGATTTGATATCTGGGGTTCAGTTGATCGCTGTTACCAAAATTCAGGTAATCAATTATACATTAATGGTAAGTTAGAACATCAATACGAGTTTGAATTACCAATACAGTGTGAAGGTTTACTTGAAATGTTTTTAGAAAAGTCTAAATATCCTTACCGATATGGAAATCATATTGAAAAACGTAATGGCGCTGTTAATTTTTCTACTATAGGTAGAAATTGTACTCAAGAGCAAAGGGAACATTATGATGTATGGGAAAAGGAACACCAAGAGCGTAAAGAGTTTACTTGGGAAATTAAAGAAAGATTCCCAGGGTTAGATGCCACAGTAGGAGGTGAAATAAGTATTGATATTTACGAATTAAATAAAGATAAAGGACAAATTGTAAAAGATATTAAAGGTAAATTTGAATTCTTTGGAGATAAGTTAAAACCAGGAGGAAACGATTGGCCAATAGAAAGACAACTTATAGCACAAAAACGAAAAGGATGTAAAACTCATGAGGTAGAAACTTGGAGAGACACAGAAAGGTTATTACATTCTATCATATGAAACATTTAGAAGATACACCTTGGTGGATATGTGATCCTAAAGATACTAATTATTGTGCTTATGTTGATACTGATTCTAATTACTTTAATGCCGAGCCTCTCCTAAATCATTTATATCCAAATTTTGAAACATTGGCTGATGAAGTAAAAGACGATAAACTTGAAAAAATTGCTCTCTACTATCAAGATTATATTAGTAACCATTATGATATTCTTGCTAGAGATTGTTTTAATGTTAACGACCATAGACTAGAGATGAAAACCGAGGCAGTAATTCGTTCTGCTTATTTTCGTGCTACAAGACGTTATGCCCAGTGGATTACAAAACAGGAGGGGATTGCAAAAGAAACTTTAGATATTAAAGGTTTAGAGTTTATGAAAGCAAATTTCCCCCCTATATTAGGGGAATTTTTTAATAAAATACTAAAGGAAGTTTTGAAGGGAGCAGAACAAGAAGATATATTACAACAAATCAAAGTATTTAAAAAACAAATACTGGGTGGGGAAATACCTTATGTTAAATTAGGTAACCCAACTGCTGTAAAGAAATTAGATAAATATACTTCTAAAAAACCTAGAGCTGGAGAAGTATTTACAGTTATAGAAAAAGGAGCACCAGCACCCGTCCGTGCCGCAACTAAGTATAATGATTTACTACGTTTATGGAAGTTAGACAAACAATATAATTATATTACTCAAGCAGATAAAGTTAAATGGATTTATTTAAAGGATAACCCATATAAAATAGAAGCATTGGCCTTTATGGAAAATAATTTACCTGACAAAATACAAGAATTTTTAGACCAGTATGCTGATCGTAAAAAAGTATTTGAATCTATTTTATTAAACAAGTTAGAAGGGTTTTTTGGTGATCTTGAATGGCCACTTAATTTGAATCCCCATTTAGATAAATTTGCCTCATTCAAAATTTAATCGTATATTATAAACATGGTAAATAAAAACATATTACAATCAGTTGTATCTAAATATTATTTAGGTGGGTTATTTTCTCAGGTTAAGTGGCGTATTAAAGATAATACTTTAACTATATATGCAGGTGAACAGGGTAGAGCTGCTAAAGTATACCTTAAAAATTTTAAATTTGAAGATTGTGAATTAGGTATATTTGATACACATAAATTAGCTAAATTACTATCAATTACTAATGGGGAATTATTAGTTACCGCCGAAAAATCACATAAAGTTTATACTAAATTACACATTGCTGATTCTAATTTTGATTTAAATTATTCGTTAGCCGATATATTTGTAATCCCCTCAGCAACCTATTACCAAGAAATAGAATACCCCGATATATCTATTAGTTTAGAAAAGGAAAATATTGATGCTTTAATTAAAGCTAAAACAGCATTATCTGACCAAAGTAACTTATTAATTAAAACAACAGAAAACTTAGATGGGACTCCAGTATGTGAGTTTACATTTGGTGATATTGAAAATTTTTCTAATAAAGTAACTTATACGTTACAAGGTGACATTAAAGCAAATAATTTAGAACTCCCATTCAATTCCGATACATTAAAAGATATATTTTCAAATAATAAAGATATGGATAATGGTAAATTAAAAATATCTGCTGATGGGATGATCCAATTAAACTTTTATTCAGAATTAATAGAAACCGAATATTTTTTATTAAGAAATGAATAGTATTATATTTACAATAAATGACAATGTAGCTAGGGCACAATGTTATGTTTTAATCCGACGATCTTAGGACGTCACAAAAATAAAAATGATATGAGTATATTACCACATCTGTTCGAAAGAACACCGTTTGACTTACTAGTCAGAAATTTTTTAACACAAGAAGGTAACTACAGACCGGTAGAACAAAACCTTAAATTAGCACACCCTTTAGATATTTATCAAACCCAACATGGACTCTGTTTTGAGATTGCATGTACCGGTATTGATAAAAAAGACCTCGAAATCTTAATTGAAGGTCAAACTTTAAGGGTTAATTATGATAAAACCTCATCCCCTGAAGAAGATGAATTAGCAGAGAAGGACCAATTAGAGTATATCTATAGAGGCATTGCAAAAAGATCATTTAATTTAGGTTGGAAAGTAGATTCAAAATTTGACTTATCAAATGCCGCCTCTGATTTCCATAATGGTCTTCTAACTATTGTAATACCGTTTGCTGAGTCAGCAAAACCAAGAACTTTAAAAATAAAGTAAAAACAATCGCAAATAAACGTGTCCTAGCACATTTTCTTTTGTATATTTACGGTATGAAAAAATTTAAACAAATACAAACCATTAGTGATCCTGCATTAGAACCTTATTTTATTACTAAAGATGAATATAGTTTTACTGTAAAAGAAAATGTATCACCTAATACTAGTCATTTTAGAACACAGGGGAAAGGAAAATCCTATGAAAAATCATTATGTTATTTCCCAAATTTTGATCAAGCATTAAAAAAAATAGCTACATTAAAGCTATCAACCAAAGAAAATTATACTTCAATACATGACTATATTGAAGATTATAATGTAATTAGTAACCAAATTAAAAACTATACAGATGGCATTAGAAGCACTGTTTGATGCAGTTATTGTAAAACCTATTGAGGTTGAAGAAACAACTTATGGAAATATAATTGTTCCCGATATAGGTAAAGAAACAAACGAAACCGGAGAGGTTATAGCAGTAGGACCTGGTAAACATACTATCTCAGGGGAATTATTACCTACCCAATTAAAAGTAGGAGATGTAGTAGTATTACCTACAATGGGTTTTACCAAATTACCATATAATAAAGAAGAATATTATGTTGGACCCGAAAATCAAGTTTTAGCAAAAATAAATAATGAGTAAAGAAATTACATTCGGTACAGATGCCCGTGAAGAATTAGTAAGGGGTATTGATAAATTAGCAGACGCTGTAGTAGCAACTTTAGGCCCTAATGGGAGGAATGTTGTAATAGATAATGGTGAATCCCCACAATCAACTAAAGATGGTGTAACAGTAGCTAAGTCTATTTCACTATCTAACCCAACACAAGAACTAGGTGTTAGATTAGTTAAACAAGCAGCTATTCAAACAGCAAATAAAGCAGGAGATGGAACAACAACCTCAACTTTATTAGCACGTGAAATGGTAAAAGCTGGTTTAAAATCAGTTGCTCAAGGTGAAAATGCTGTTCGTATTAAACGCGATATTGATAAAGCAGTACAAATGGTAGTAACTAAACTAAAAGATATAGCCGAAGACATTTCATCGGAAGACCAATTAGAACAAATCGCTACAGTATCGGCCAATAATGATATAGATACTGGTAAGTTAATTGCTACTGCTATTGATAAAGTAGGTATGGAAGGTGTAGTACATATTGAAGAATCTAGAACTGGAGAAACCTATCTAGAAACTGTAGAAGGGATGCAATTTGATCGTGGGTTTAAATCACCCTATTTTGTTACTGATAATAATAGTATGTCATCAGTATTAGAAAATCCTATGGTTTTACTTATAGATCAAAAACTTACACAAGTAAAAGACTTATTACCCATTCTAGAAGCGGTATCATCACAAGCAAAATCCCTATTAATTATCGCAGAGGATATTGACAATGAAGCATTAGCTACTCTAATTGTTAATAAAATGAGGGGGACAATGAAAGTATGTGCTGTAAAAGCCCCTGATTTTGGCGATAGAAGAAAATTAATTCTAGAAGATATTGCTGTCACAACTGGGGGACAAGTCTTTAGTAAAGATAAAGGAATGAAACTTGATAAATTTAGTTGGGATTGGTTTGGTGAAGCTAGAAACGTAACTGTAACTAAAGAACAAACTACTATCATAGATGGAAAAGGAACAGTTGAGTTAATTGAAGCACGTATTGAAGAATTACAACAACAAATAAATAAAGCATCAACTCCATTCGAAGTTGAGAAACTTCAAGAAAGGTTAGCAAAGTTTGTTGGGGGGGTAGCTATTATCCATGTAGGTGGAGCTACTGAAACCGAAATGAAAGAGAAAAAAGATAGAGTAGATGATG